TAATTAAAATAAAAAGGATATGGAAACAACAGAACAAAAAATTAACTTGCAACTAAACATTGATGGTTACAAATTCTTTGAAACCAATCAATCATTTGATGATGACCAAACCTATTCAAATTTGATACAGGGGTTTATGGATGACCTTGATTATAAATTGGAAAACATGGGGGATTCAGAAGATGAACCAGTAGATGAAGAACTTTATGGTAAGATTATTTCACACAAAAAACCAAAATTACAAATATCAATTAATATTGATATTCCAGAAAAAGAAGCTAATAGTATCATATCTGATATACGATTTATCTATGATAGAAATTCTTTGGTAAAAGACATATATGATATGCTAAATGAATCATCTCTAAATATCCAGGACATAAATAGAGTAATAGATATTGTCAGGTCAAAATTCTAACCAATAAATTCTAACTAATATGCAATTCAGTAGCTTTATAACCAATAAAATCATTAAAAAACTTATTGAATGGGACCCAGAATTATGGTGGGTAGATATATTACATAATTCTAACTTTAACTTTTTCAAGGATTTACAAAATCTGTTAAACTCATATAAAAACCATATAGATATTATATTCTATCGTAATGATGAACAAATATATTTCATTGAACATGGAACAGAAAATCCTTGTCATACTTTTAGGGTAGATGATGTAACCTTTTATATAATAATTAAATAACACTAATATGATAAAGAGATTAGTTAACAAACTAGACCCAAGTGAATTATTATCAGAATATACATATAATGCACTTATTTACCTATGTGATTCTGGAAAAGAATTTGCTAATTTTTTGAATAATATCCAAGAACATAATTTTAGAAAGGAAGCTATAGATTCCCAAATACACAATATGTTCAAACAGGTTCATTTAGAAAACCAAATACATAATTCAGAATTTGGTGCTTTTAAGATAAATGGAGAACTATTACCATCTATAAAATTCAAATTAATAGAAGACCCAATACATGATTGGTTTCTAATTGGTACAGAAGACCAAATAATATTATTAGCAAATAATCCATTATATGAAACTGGACAAAACTAAATATCATGAAACTATCCAAGAAAATACAAAAACTCTTTAATGATACTTTCAAAGAAAAGGATTATTACACTTTTCTAGAATCATTATCTACCTTTGATAATAGGTATCATACCATAATAATAAGAATGGATATGATATCCTTAACTGAACTAATACAGAAAGTAAGGTTACTATCTTTTCTTATATTGTCATCTATATTCAAATATAAAAATATAGCTATTAGACATTTTGAAGAATCAGAGAATGGGTTCTTAATAATAAGGTCTTATCAAGATGATAAGTATCAAATGAATATAACCATATTCAAAGATTCTAGAATCATGCAAATAAACATATTAGAAATATGAAACTGTTAGCTCATCTCATATATCTATTAAATGAACAGGGGGTAGGTAATACATTTTACCTATCTCCTATCATTAAAAAAATCCTGGATAATCACTATGAACAGGAAAGAAAAGCTAAGTTATCAACAATGAAGGTATATATCAGAAAGTTTACAAATAATGGATACCTTAAAAAAGAACCAGGACATTATATCCTATTAAAACCAATTCCAACAGATTTAACTACTACAATTTTAAGGACCTGGAAATAACCATTAAAATATTGGTATATAAAGGGTTATAAATAATAAATTTATTATTATATTTGCATTATAAAATAATAAATAATTATGAACTCAGACTTAAAAATTACCTTATCCAGGGTATTGGAAAAACCATTACAAATCAACGGAACTGATACTGAAACTCATTATATAAATGAGTTATTCAAACGTTTAGTATTCCATGAATTACTAAATAAACTGAACCTAAAAGACCTATACCACTATAGAGACAATGTTAAATATTGTCCTGGTAAGGTAGAACTAAATTTCACCCTTAATAAACAAGAACTGGACCAATTAATAAACCAAATATCCAGTATGGATAATGTACAAAGAACATATATAAAATTTAAATCTGAACTACAAGATTTAAATGGACAAGAACAAGAGGAATTAATCCAATTACTAATAAAAAACTATGGAAGAAATATTTGAAATTCTAAGAACCCAAAAAACAATATGAACTAACCATCAAAAACTATTTACAATGGAAGATTTAAACTTATTATCAGAAGAATTATTAGAACAAATCTTTGTATATCTAATTGATATAAATTGGGAAGAAGACCAAATAGATGAAATCCTAGACCAAATATGGGGAATAGAGGAAGAACTAGAACTAGAAGACAATCTAATCCTATTACCCAACTTCCCATATATAAATGAATACTTAAATGACTACAAATACCTAATAATATATGAATCACCCAAATATATTCTTCTACAAGATATACCAAATAAATTATATGACTATCTAGAACAATTAGACCTATTCCCATTCCAAGGATACTCAACTACTTACCAAGAACTAGAATACAATTATAATTACCATATAAGGTACAGAACTCAGAGACTAAAAATACAGAACCAAATAGAACAAGAATCCCAACAACTAATCAAGAACCTAATCCTATCCAACCAAATAAATAATGTAACCCCAACCCAAATCAAAATCCAATTCTAAATAATATAGGGAACTCCCAAAACAAAGAAGGAAGTTCCCTATTATAATACTAAATCCCAATAACCTACGTACAAAAGGATTACAAAATACCACCCAACCCCAAACATAAAAAAAACCCAAATAATAAAAGGATAATATATAAATAACAATATAAAAAACAAAATACCCTTAAATCCTATTCCCTTTTATTTACACCCCTCCTCTTTTTTATTTATCCCCCCCCCTTTTCTCTATTCAGGATTTTTAATAAACTGAACAAAAAAGCATAAAAACTATATCAAAACATATAGTCTATCAGTTTAGGCCGGGACCTTTTTGGGTGTTTTTAGGCAGTTCGAGAGGTACTGTTTACCCCATGTTTTTGAAGCTTTTTGACTTTTAGGGCTCCCCTACCCTTTAAAAAAAAGTCTCAAAAACACAGCGTTTTGGCTCACTCACAAATCCGAAAAATTGCCCAAAAAGGCAATCCTAGACCCAAAATTGGGGCCCAAAAGGCAATTTTTAGGTACCTAAAAGGCAATCCCAGAGGCAATTTTTAGGCAATTTAGGTACCTAAAATAGGCCCAAATTTTATAAATTTAGGTACCTAAAAGGCAATTTTTTGGGCCTAAAAGGCCCTCGGATTTATAAAAAATAGGCAATTTTGAGGCCCAAAATTGAGGGATTTTTATAAAAATAGGTACCTAAAATGGTCTAGGATTTAATAAAAATTGCCTAAAATTTGAATCCTGAGGGCAATTTTTGGGTAAAATTTTAGGGATTTTAGGCAATTTTTAGGCTCGGATTTAATAAAAAAGGCCCTTCTAGGTACCCAAAAAGGTAAAATTTTGGGTAATTTTAGGGCCTAAATTTATTAAATTTACGGTATTCAGGTACCTATTTTAGGTAAAATTTTAATAAAATTAGGGCCCAAAAGTACTTAGGATTTAAAATTCCCATCAACAATGTGTAAAGGATTTAAGGCTCTTTGGGTTATTTTTCCTAAAATATCTTAGTAATTTACAAGTATAGAGCTAAGAGTTAATATTAAAAGTAAAAAATAAACTCTAGAAGGTATATTAAAATTAAAAGCATGTAGACTATATAGAAAGAAGATAGATATTGATATGTTATTGAGATGACATCAATTAAGGCCTAAATTTAAGGCCCCGAATTTTTATTTGCATATTATATTATTATATATTATATTTGCATTGCAATTAAATGCAATAAATATATTATTAACAACACTAAAACATTAACAACATGATTACAATCAAAAGTCATTTTGCATTCTCAGGAATCAATATTCCTAGTACAATCAATTGTTCAATCAACTCTTATTTCAAAGATGACCAATTAATTCAACAAATCGATTCCCCAACTACATCATTCACAGAACCTCTGGGACAAGATTACATTAAATCAATAATTAATAACAATTTAAAAACACTAGACAATAACCTAACAGAATCACAAAAATACCCAAATGACTCAGAACTTGTATCAGAAACAGTGGAACTATATTATGCAATAAAACAATTAAACCAATACTTATTTACCAATAATCGAATATTTGACTTGGAATCATATAATCCAACAATACAAAACCTTATTAATAACTTAAAATAATCACTTTAAAAACTTAACATTATGAATGCTCTAGAATTCAATTATTATATTCACAATATTTAGACTAAGTTTCCATAATAATAACATAATCCTGAATGACTGGGAGACCTAAAAAGTCTCCCTTTCTTTTTGTGAATCAGAAAATTCCTACCAACAAAGGCCTAAACCGAAAAAGGCCTTTACCTTATGACAATTATTGTAATCCTGATTTTAAGAATCACCCAATAAATTACTTCCTACGCCCTATAACACATCCTGACCCAATGTTCAGGAATTCAATCCTACACTTACCCACTGGGAGCAAAATTATTATATAATATATGATTGGAATAAAAATAAAATTATTATATTTGCATTGTATTATTAACAACTAAAATTTTATTTTATGGAAACAAAAAATTATTTAGAGAGAATGCAAGAATTAAATGCAATCGCAACAAATTTATTTATGGGACCCAACAGACCCCAATACAAACTTGCCATAATTTTAACCATTGACTATGCTGGAGCTTATGGGCTCTCATTACCTGGTAACCTAAACATTATTAATAACGAATACTTCGAAATAACGGGAGACCCAAATAACGAAGGTTACTTTGCTCAAATAACCTCTTTACCCTTCGAGGACCAGGTAAACCTAAAACACCAAATCGCTAACATAATAACCCATAACCTAAGTTACCTAAATAACTGGTTAAACTCCAATCCTGACGATGGGGACTATTTCGACTATATACCAAGCTTAATCGACCAAATGCTCCAATTAATAAACTTAGGCTTCAAAACCTTGGACAACTTTAAAAACGAATACGACTACATTTACGAAAAACTCCAAACACAAATTAATAAATATAACGAAATGGACCCCGAAAACGGTATTAACCACATTAACCTAAATACCTTCACCTTAACCGAAGGTTACATGATACATATGCACCTATAAAAAAACCTAAACCCAATTAGGAGCCCTCAACAATGGGCTCCTTTTATTTTCGCCTTAAAGGGACCACCTACGCCCTTTAAGCAAAATTAGCAAATTTTATCAATCGCTTGAATCCTTATATCGCTTGAAAATAACCACATACGCTTGAAACTACTTACCTTTGATTATTCTTTTACTATCAAAGAAACAAGGCAATATATAAATATCATTCTAGAGCCTCAAAGAATTTAAACATATTTACTCTAATGGCCATAATTCTATTATTTCTAAGAAATATTACTTCCTACCTGATTTACTACATACCCAATTCTAAATATATAACCCAATATAAATACCAACAAATCGATTCCCAAAACTATACATACCTAATCAGATAATTAATATATTGCTAACAACGCATGTGCACCTTTCAGGCATACCAACAATGGTTCCCATCAACAAGGGCCTAATCTTACTAACGCCTTCAGACCCCCGTGGCAAATTTGTAAAAAATTGTAAAAATAGATAAAAATAAAAATTATTTATTTTCATTCTAAATAATATTATTTATATTGATTCTAAATTATTTTATTTAGAATTTTTCTAAATAAAAATATTTTATATTTTTTAACTTCAAAAGTATTGACAAACGGATAAAAATATATTATCTTTGTTGTGTAATCGAAAGGGAGATATTTCCTAATTCATTACACATTATTATATTATTGTTTAATTTTCTAATTTTTTTTTATTTTATGGAAACAAAAAATTTTATCGACGAATTATTAACAAGTGACGTATTTGTTAAAAATTCAAATGGAAAAAAATCCTCAATTTATAAGAGGGAATTATTTGCGGGATTGTTAGACGACGACAAAAAAAAATTACGTCGAAAATTACGTAAAACTTTACAAAACAAATTTTTAGCCACATTTTTAACAATTCGTAAAAATGAAACTGAATTGAAAAAATTGTCAAAAATTTGGATTGAATATGCAAACAAAGTATATAATAATATAGATATTGTTTGCGAATCAAATACAGATATTGAAACGCAAAAACTAATTAAGCAATTTTTGGAATCAATGAAAAATTGTGCTGCAAAAACAAAATAAATTTCTAATTGAGTAGGGGATAAACTCCCCTACTCCAAAAATCAAAAATTATGAAAAGGGAAAATAAACGTTATATTAATTTTGTTAGAAAGGAAATACAAAACGAGTTAGATATTTTTCAAAATTTTTTTTCAACTCCAATTTTTGAAAAAAAAGTTGTGTATAAAGACGGGGATAAGATTTATATTTGCTTTCGTGATAATGAAAAGTTTTTAGAAAAATTTAATCAAAATTTTTACAAAGACTTAAAAAGAAAAATTCTTATTTCGATTCGTTCTAAACTAATTCGTGATAAAAAATTTAAGTTAAAACGATTGGTCAATTTTGAAAAACAAGATATTACTGCAATCATTTATGAAACTCTTTAATGCTTTATAATTATGAATACAAATGATAAACAAAGATTAAGTTTAATTTTTAAATTTGTAGAAACCTTTCAAAATCAAATTAGATTGTTTGATTTTGACGTAAATTGCAATCAAAATGAACAAATTTGTGGAGTAATTCGATTAAATGAAAATTCAAATTTGGAAGAAATGGAACAATTTCTAATTGAAAATAAATGCAATTCGATTTTTGATTATTACGAAGTAGATAAAGATAATTTAATAATTGAAATGGAATAAATTTTTAGTTAATTAAGTTAATAAAGGGGACAAATTTTGTCCCCTATTTTTTTACATAATTTAGTTAAAATAAACCTACCCTACCCCCTTCCCAAAGCCACAACTTTTAGAGCCCATAGTAATGGGAACCCAAGGGAACCAGAGAGAGAAGAGAACCCAACACAACAACAAATAACCTCATAGAAACCCCTGAAAGCCAAAAAAAAACAACCAATCCATAATACCATCCCCCCTCTCTAATCAACCCAACAAAACCCAAATTATCCTTCAAACCCAATTTCAAAAAAAATCCCAATCCCCCAATAGTAATGGGAATCCCAATCTCTATTTCAATTAAAAAGGGCTACCTCCAAGAAAGATAACCCTAAAATAAAAACTAAAACTCTAGAAAAGAATATAAAGAATAAATCCTATGCCATATAAAATAACCATAACTGAATTCCATAAATCCTTATTGAATACTTTATTCAAATGGTCAAATACAATTGAGATTAGGTTTAATATTAAAACCAGGGAAAGGATTACTACCAATATAATGGATTTCTCATCACCAGCAAAATATTGCATTAGGAAATACCCAAAAGAAAATCCAAAGAGTAAATTTATAATATCCCTTGTCATCCTGTTACTTTTATATCAAATAAACCTTCTATTTCCTCTATGGTAATTCCAAGGTATTCCAATTCCAATCTAAGGATATCAAATTCCTCATCTGTAGTTTCAGATATACTGGTTTCCGATAAATGCCTGAATGTAATATAATTATTGAAGGATAGAATATTCCTATTATTATTTATACTTAATAGGACCTTGAAATTAATTGCCATATCAGATGATATAGAATTTATAATTCCAATAAATTTACTAAATTTAGCTGTACCTTTGATGGTAACTAAGGTTCCTTTTTCTAATTCCATAATTTATAAACTTTTTTTAAAAAATCCACTATCAATTAATTCAACTATAATAATTACTATCAATGATGCTGGACTAAGGACTACAAGGAATAAACCCCATAATAAATCCCCAATAGTACATTTATCATTCCATTTTAATTTGATTAGAATAGCTGAAACTATTATTACACTAAGTATGCAGTATATTATAACCCAGGTCATAGTTACTCCTCCCACTCGATTTTAATTGTACATAAATACGATGGCGGACAATTACTTACGGCTTCTTCTCTGTTAGGAAATACGCCAACAGCTAATGTATCTCCATAATTATTTTTGCACAAGTTAACCCACCCCTCTTTCTTTTCAGGGAACATCATAAGGTTAAGATTATTATCATGCTCATCACATATACCATCAATATCATACTGATACGCATTTTCTTCTGTATCACAATTTATAATAGCAACAATTGGAAAGTTTTTATTGTTTAAATCAAAGCAAATAATCCTTGCCTTTCTTCCATCTCTCGTGCAGACTGGCTTACCAGCTTTTGCTTCTTCAAGGTTAAATTCTTTTAAGTTTAATTTCTTTTCTTTCATATCTTCTTTGTTTTGTTTAATCTCTACAAATATCTCATCTTTTAGGCATGAATATGCAGGTTGATGGTTTATATAGTAACTCAATTTGCAGTTTCTTGAAAAATTATCATAAAAAGCACAATTATTACAAAGAGAATCAGGGACCTTTATTTTCTGATATGATTTATTCTCTACCATAATTGGATTCCCAACCTTTTCAAGTTTCCTAAAAACTACAGATTTATAATCTTTCCTATAAGGTGGTAAACAATTTCCTATTATATTAAGTACATTATTACAACAAATATTATTATGAGTATTGAAATGGCATATAATACACCCATACCCAGTATTCTCAATACATTGGTACCAATTATCCTGATAATTAAATATTTCACCTATTTTTCGTTCCATAATTCCAATTGTTTCCTTTCTCTTTTTTCCTGTAATTCATATACATTTTCATATAAATCCATAATCTTCTTAAAGGTAATTTTAATTTTTCTAGAACCTTCTAGTTTTACACTTACTCTTTCCATATAACCTCTAGTTTCAAAATTACTTCTATATCCCAAAACTGTTGTATGTGAATAACCAAGGTCATTTATTAAATCCATAAAATCAAATTTTTCACCTACTGGTATTTGATTAAATCTTTTCCTAAGGATATCAAATTTACTCATAATATTAATTGTTTTATATTGAATATGTCTACTATATCTCAATTTGGTCATAAAAAAATTCCTCTACTTGGAATAGAGGAATTGAATAGTAAAAGAAGGAAGAACCAAATACTTCTTTTATCTTAAAATTTCAATATTAATACATTCTAATCCCCAAGATTCTTCCATACTTGGGTCAAAATTACCAGTTGTAGAGATTTGTAAACCACCAAACATAAATTTTTTACCAGTAGAACTTGGGGAAGTAGAAGTAAGGTATACAGTAGTAAAATTTCTTTGTAAAGCATTAGCATTACTGGGGTCAAAATCAATACCGTGTAAATCAACATATTTATTGTCACTTACCATAATATTACAATATCTTTCTGAAGTAACAATATTCTGGATAACAGAACATGCAAATAGACGTATCAATGGTGTATTATCACTTCTAGTAACATATATATCAAATGCAATATCACTGGGAGTTAATGATTTAGCTGACGTACTATTGAATATTTTGGTCAAATAAAATGCCATTTTTTCAGTAATAGCAGAAAATTTTACTTCAAACCCATCTAATTCATCTTTGGGCATAATTGGGATTATTATCATACTGTTCTATTTTTTTAGGTTATTTTTTGGTTCTTCATATCAAAATAGTATATACAAAAAAACCACCAATATTTTCTCAAACCTTGGTGGCAAACAGTGAAACATAAATTCAGGAACGAGGTAAACATAAACTCATAGATGAGTTTCTTTACTATGGTTTTTAAAAAGTGTTATTACTGTATATAATAGTAAACTAAGAATTAATACTGGGGATATCATAAAAGTAATTATCATTATAAAAAAATGCCTTATATTATTCTTTGTACCTTTTACACCTGATTTCCTAACAGTATAATCTATTGCTATGGTTAATATTAACCCAATAAAATATATAATAATTAAAATTTTCATTGCCATAACCCTATACTGTTGCTAGAAATGAAAGGAATAATCCACCAATAATTAAAGCAATGATTACCAATGGTACAAAAAAGGTTCTAAAATTAGAACATTCTTCATCTAAACCTTTAAATATAGCCCAAATACTAAAAAAGCTATCTGTTGTTACTTTGTCAAATTTCCTTAGGATTAAAAAATCCAACATCTTTCTAATCATAAATATTTTTCCTCCATTTTTCTAAGTTTATTATACAATTTAACCACTGATTCATTAGGTAATTTCCCTAATCCTTCATTAATTTTACCCAAAATTCTGGGTATTCTTTCCATGGATAATAAATAATTATATTTATCCTCATCAAATAGTTCAACCTTGAACTTAGAAGTAACAATACTGATAATATTTAGGTTATTATCTATGGTCATCCCATTATTAAGTTTGTATTTATTACCTTTTAATACAGAATCCACCAAAGCTTTTTCATAATGTGCTGGTCCAGTTACCAATAAAGCATCTTTTTCTTTAAGTTTCATATCTTTTGCATTATATAATTAAATTCAATAAGAAGTAGTATTTCGCAATACCTTTGTTGTATAATATATAATCTCTAAAACTTATAAAAATCATGGGTAAATTAAGAGTACTTGGAGTATGTGGAGCTCAAGGAGCTTTATTATTTCCTTTTAAAAAGTATTTAATTGGTAATATTGAACCAAGAGCAGTATTTCATACAAAAAATGAAGAACAATGGAAATTAAATTTTGGTGAAATACCTTTCAAAAGAGACCTTGAATCATTTAAAGGCCAAGTAGATATTATAATTGGTTCCCCTTCTTGTGGTCATTCTAGTGTTTTTAGTTATTCAAGGAAGAAAACCCTTGGTAAACCAAAAGAAGATAAAACTTTGAATCTATTTTTAACCTCTTTGAGCATGTTTAAACCAAAAATATTCCTAATGGAAAACCTCCCAAAACTTTTTGATTTAATTCCAAGAGAGGAATGGGAAGCAAAATTGCAAAATTATCACCTAATTGTCCATTGCCATTCAGTATTTGATTTTGGTAATTCACAAAAATCACGAAAAAGATTAATCCTAATTGGTATTAGAAAGGATTCTAATATAAAAGTATCAAACTTTGAAAATATTTTTCCAGTATCAACTCCAATGTTAGTATCAGAAATTGAAAAACTGATAAGAAAGGACATTAATTTCAAAGAAAATGATGATAAAAAATTAGCCATGTACCATTATTCTGATAAATCAAAGAAAACCCTAACAGTAAAGGAAGTAAAAAATCTTTGGTTGGGTGAATTTAAAAAAGAATATAAATGGCCAATGAAAAATACCAAAATGAAAACTCTTCCAGGAGTGTATAGAAATAGAAAAAATAGTTATCCATTAACTGTAAGACCATCAAATAGGCAATTTAATCCTGAGGGGGATATCATGGGCCTAGAAGAATATAGGATTATTATGGGATTCCCAAAAAGGTTCAAGGTATATATGGATACTCAAAATTTAAATTATTGGCTCAATAAAGGAAGAAATACATTAACAAAAGGCTCAGTTTATGAAGTTGGGGTATGGTTTAAAAAATGCCTGAAAAAACAATTCAGGAATATGGAAACCCCCTAACGCGTACGTATGCGCTTATTATTAATTAAATAAATATATAGATAGATATATA